CTGCCGAACTGCGCGAACGAGGGAAGGGTGCCCTTGAGCCCGGCGAGCATCCCCCCGCCGAGCCCGTCGCCGATCTTCGGCCCGGCGGACTTCATGTCCCCGGCGATGTCGGAGATTGTCTTATTGGCGCCGCGGCGTGCGGAGGCATAGCCGTGGCCGGTGTCGTCTTCGGCCTTGACGTGGATGACCACTTCGTTATCCATCGGCCCCGTACCTCCCTTCTATCGCCAGCAGCTCGAACAGGTGTGCGTCCTCGGCGAGGATCTCCGACGGCAGTTTGCGGAACCGGTCACACAGTGCGAGCAGGGTCCGCGCCTCGCTCAATTCGGCAGGCTCGCTGACGACATTTCCATCGGGATCGACAGCTCCACCGACGGCGCGGAATCTGTCGATGGCTCGTCCAAAGGGGCGGTGACACCGGTAGCCGCCTTGTACCACTCGCGCAGGATCACACCGAGCACGACCTCTTCGAGGTGCTCCAGGATGCCGGCCGCGTTCGGCGGCACCGGCTCCCCGTCGGCGTCCTCGAGGTTCCACTCGAGCAGGTTGTCGGCGAGCAGCTCAACCAGCGCCGCCCGGTCCTCGTCGCCGATCAGCCGGCGCAACTCCAGGACCGTAGCGACGTTCGCCGAGCGTAGTTTCACCTCGGCACCGGCCATGGCGCCCTGAAACTGCAGGCTGTACGTGCGGCCCAGGCGGTAACCCATCGTGTCTCCTTGTGGTGGCGGTGGCGCGGGTCAGGCCCAGGTCGGGACGGTGCCGTCGGACAGCACCCCGGGCGCGGTCCAGGTGAGCTCGCCGGACTGGGCGCGCGTGAGGGCGTAGTCGGTGAACAGGGTCTCGTTCGCCAGGGTCTGCCCGGACACGGCCAGGGTCACGGTGCGGGCCACGCTGGTGCTCGGGACGGTCTTGAACACGGCGTGCGCCTGCCCGGCCTGGTCGTCGAACACCCCGTTCAGGGTGATGGTGAAGTCCGCCAGCAGCAACAGCCGCTCAAACGCGGACTTGTCGACACCGGTCACGTCCTGCACACCCCGGGGGGTGGAGAACGTGAAGTTGGTGACGTCGTTCTTGATGGCCTGCACGGACCCGCCGGAGTCGTCCACCGAAAGCGTGGTCCATCCGAGCCCGGTCTCTTTGACGGCTGCCATGACTATCCCCTCTGTCGCCGGTCGGCGAGCTGCTGCTGATGGGTGGCGAAGTCGTCCACCCAGTCGATGGCGGTGCGGGTCACCGGCCCGGTCCCGCGCGGGTTGCCCCGGTAGTCCCCGTCACGCACCAGATAGACGGGCTCACGCTCCAGCGGCACCCGGTGCTGACTGCTGCGGAAGCACTCCTGCCCCGGGGGAAACACGAACTCCCGGTCCGGGGAACCGAGTCCCGTGGTCTCCGTGAAGTGCCGGCCGTGGACCTTCCCGGTGATGTACTCGGCCAACTCCGACCCGACCGGTACGCGAGTGATCCAGCCGTGGCGCCAGCCCTGGCAGTCGACCTCGGCGCACGTCGCCGGGCGGGTGTGCGTGGAGCGGGGCGCGCTGATCTGGTACGTCTTGTAGCCCTCCGGACCCACCTGCGGGTGCACCCGGAACAACTCCCGGCCGGCCATCAGAAGCTCACCGCGGTCGCGTTGCGGGTGAACTGCACCGCGAAGACAGCGTTGGAGAAGGTGCCGGAGGTGATCGCCCGCACGTAGCGGCGGATGGTGCCGGTGACCGCGATGCGCTCGCTGGTGATGCCGGTCGCGGCGGTGAACGCCATGGGCACACCGATGGCCGCGAAGGTGCTGTTATCGGCCGAGTCCTGCAGCGTGACCGTGACGGAGGTGCCGGTGAACGCGAACACGTGCAGCCACGCCTGCGCGCCCAGGCTGGTCGAGGCGCTGCCGTCCAGCCCGGTCGCCGGCGAGGTCGCCGAACCGTCGGTGCGCTTGCCGTCGGTCAGCATCCGGCCCCACTCCAGGCCGTAGCCGTTGGACACCGCGTTCACGGAGAACGAGAACGCCCCGTCAGCTGCGCGGGTGCCGTCGTAGTTGACCTGCTTGGCGACCGTGGAGGCGCACGCGTTGCCCTGCGTCGCCCCGTGGAAGTAGGACACGATCACATCGGTGGAGGGCAGGGTCGACAGCCGTGGGTGCGCCTGCCCGGCCTGGTCGTCGAACCAGGCCGTGAAGTCGATACCACCGTCGCGCAGCCCGCCGATGCGCTCGTAGCCGGACTTGTCGATGCCGGTGACGTCCATCGCCGCGGGTCCGCCGCCGATGCGCTGCACGCTGCCGACGTCGCCGGACAGGTCGTAGCCCGCGACGAACAGCCGGTCGCCCAGTCCGGTCTCTTTGACGGCTGCCATGTCAGGCTCCCTGCGTCCACGCGTCGTTGACGATGATCGGAATGGTGATGTCCAGGACCCGGAACATGGTCCGGTCGACGGACTGGTAGCCGGCCCGCAGCGCCAGCGGGCTGCCGTGCGCGCCGAGCAGGTCGACGTTGCGGGCATTGCCGCCCAGGTCGAAGTCGCCGGAGTAGGCGGTCAGCAGCGCGTCGGCGGCCGCGGCCAGGTTCGGATCGATCAGATCCTCGGGCTGCGCCGTGAACGGCTTGTAGATCCGCCCGGTCAGCTCGACGCGGGCGCTGGTGGCGGCCAGCCCTGACGCGGCGGCGACCGGGCGGAGGTCGGACAGGAACACGGCGAAGGTCAGCCCCGTTCCCGGTGCGCTCTTCGGCTCGTGGCCTTGCACGGTGTCGAAGTAGCCCGACGCGGAGGCGGCGGAGGTGACGGCGTCGACCAGCGCCGGGAAGTTGATGCTCATCCCATCCTCCGCACGTACTGCACGGCCACCCGGTTGGCGATCGCCCCGGCCCGGACGGACAGCTCGCGGGCGGCCCGGCGGAACGACGCGTAGCCCTTGAACCGGGTGGTGCGGTTACGCGAGCCCACGCCCTCGAGCCACGGCCCGTACACCACACCGTTGTCGGTGATCTCCCAGTCGCCGCCGGCCGCGGTGGCCTGCACGCGCGACTGGTAGAACCCGGTCGGGTTACGCAGCGAGGAGGCGAGGTTGGCCTGCACCAGGGCCTCGCCCATGTCGGCCACCTGCCGCTCGATGTCGGCCACCATGGCAGTGGTCAGCCGTTCGGCCTCACCGTTGAACAGCGGCCCGGACACGTCGCCCATCACACGGCCGCCGTTCGCATGGTGCGCCCCAACCCGCTCTTGGCGTCGCGTTCGATCTCGCGGATGCCGCGCCCGGATGCCTCGCGCTGGTTGTCGCCGGTGCCGGACGTGCGGGCGTAGCCGGACTGGCGCTGCAGCAGGTTGTTGACCGCATAGGCGAGGTTGAGCTCGGACAGCAGCGCCGGCGGCACCCAGCGGGTCACCGTGGCGCTGGTGGAGTGGGTGGCGGCGGTGGTGCCCAGCGCGGCCCGGGTCACCGTCAGCGTCCGCTGGGCGTACACCGGGGCTGCGGCGTGCGCGGCCAGGGTGGTGCCGTCCACGGCCCGGCGCACGGTCAGGTTGTTGCCGGCGACGTCCACGATGCGCAGCCGCTCGGCGTCGATCAGCAGCGTCTCGCCGGTGGTGTATGCGGCGCCGGAGGTCACGGCCAGGGTCTGCACGCTGTTGCCGGAGGCGAGCGACACCGACGTGTCGGCGGTGGCCAGCCACCCCTTGTCGACAACGACCATCCGTTCGGTGTCGATGCGGATCAGCGAGCCCACCCCGACGCCGGGGATCGCGGCGCAGTCGACGCCGGTCTCTACCGTGTCCAGGGCCTCGGCGGTGGTGCCGACGGTCTCGGCGTCGTCGGTCCAGCCCCACACCCCGGCGACCGCGATGGCCCGCTGCGACGTGCTGCCGCCCTGCCAGTAGCCGCTGGTGCCGCGGTTCAGTTCGATCCTGCGGTACGGGGGGCCGGCGTTGACGGGCTCGAGCAGGTAGTCGGACGCGCTGATGGCGGTGCCGCCGGAGGTCAGCGTGGTCAGTGAGATCAGTGGGTGCTCGTCGAGGTACAGGCGCACCGAGGCGACCGTGGGGCCGGGGTAGTCGAAGTAGCGGGTGCCGATGGTCGGCGCGAACGTCTGCACGTGCAGCAGGTCGTCGCAGGCGCGGGCGCCGGACTCGATCGCCCGGTCGATGTCACGGGCGGTGTACGCGCTCGCCTTGATGTCCTGCGCGGACATCACGTCCTCGCGGGTGGTGTACCAGATGCCCATGCTCCACGGCTGCTTTCTACGGGATACCCAGGCGGGGTATGCAGTTGTTGATCAGAGAGTACGCGTGATCTAGCCGGGTGGGTCCGGAACGACCTTCGGCGCGCCGACAGGTGCGGGCTGCACGGCAGGCTCGGCGATGACCACCACCGGAATGTCCTGCTTCAGATACGAGATCTGCGACCACGGGACGAACCAGCGGGTCACCGTCCCGTTGGCCGCGGCCGTCTCCGCGCGCAGCCCGTACTGCTCGGCCTCGCCGTTGAGCAGTGGCACCTCGTTAGCCGCCCAGGACACCTTGGCGAGTACTGGGCGGCCCTCCACGAACCCTTGCATCAACGCACGACCAGCGACAGCAGCAGCGCATACAGCGGCATGATCAGCGTGACCATGATGCCGATCTGCCACCTGCGGGCGGTGGCGGCCTCCTGCGCGGCGCGCGTGTGCATGTCCTCGTGGTCGAGGAAATCCTTACGGATCTGCTCCACCTGCTGTTTCAGACCGTCCACACCGCGGCTCCCGTGCGTATCGAGGTTGTCGAGTCGGCGCTCGGTGGCCTCGTGCGCCCGGTCCAGGCGGTCGATCTCGCGGTACAGGTGGAATGTGTCGCTCGTCTGCCCTGATGGCACCGGGGCAGGGTAGCCGCCACCGCTGGCCCGCTCAGCGGCCGGCTGGCTGGTCATGACGACTACCCCATCCCCGCTCACTACTGCTCAGCCCTGCCAGGTCCAGCCGTCGAACGGGCAGCGGAGCGTCCCGTCGGGGCCTTCCTGGAGGGGCCATCCGTCTGTCGGGCACTCGACTGGTCGCCACCGGTCGCGCTCTGCCCGTTCTTCGCGGTCGAGCCGCCGGATGTCGGCGAGCTGTTCCCAGCTGATACGTCATCACCGTCCCGAACCTCGTCGGCGTCGACCACGTTGGGCGACTGCTCGGAGCGGCCGGGCTCGTAGTAGCCGGGCTGCGCCTCGTCGGTCGGACCGCCGGCCTCACTGATCTTCGGCATTGCTGCTCCTCTCGAAGGTCCCCGGGCGGGAACCGTTGATCACTGGTACCCGCCCGGGGAACGGATCACGCGACGGAGGCGCCGTCCTCGAGGGGCACCCACGTCATGACCCAGCGCACCGAACCGGTGTTCGTCGCCGCGGTGTTGAGCCCGATCACGCCGATGTTCACGACGATCGGGTTACGCAGGTTGGAGATCCCGCCACCGGTCGACTTCACCATGGCGTCACCGGCCAGACCGGTCAGGGTCAGCAGACCGCCGGCGGCGAGCGCGTTGACATCGACAGTGCCGCACAGGTCGTTGACCGTGCCCGTCGTCGGCGTCGCCACCAGCTTGACCGCGTTGGCCTGCGCCTGAATCGAGGTGGTGACCACGCCGATGATCGACGTGACCATGATGCAGCCGCCGGACACGGTGAACAGCGTCCCCGTGGTGGTCGCCGGCAGCGCCGCGGTGGCCTTGGTGGAACGGTTGCCGAACGCAGCCTTCAGGAAGGCGGCGCCATCGTTGTAGACACTCATCAGACGTTCACCGCACCCGGGTTCAGCAGGTTCGGCAGGTTGGTCGGCTTCTTCGGGTAGGACAGGCCGTGCACGATGTACAGGCACGAGCCCAGCAGGGCCGCACCGGTCGTGACGGCCGCGTTCAGCGACACGTGGGTGTATCCGTCGGCGAGCTGCGCCGCGTCCACCTCGATGACGATGATCTTCTGCTGTGCGCCGTACGTGGCGCCGACGATGGTGACCTCGGACGCGTCGGTCTGGGTGATGGCCACCCACGCCTCGTCGTTGTCGAGCGCCGTCTCCGCCTTGATGTACGACGTGAGCACGCCGGTGGCCGTGGCGGTCGCCGCGGTGTCCAGGTCGGCGGTCGTGCCGCCGGTGTAGGCGGTGTGCTGCTGCACGTCCAGCACCAGATCGTCGGCGGCACCGACGGCGGTGTTGACCACGAACGTGACGCCGGACGCGTTGGCCAGTGACAGCCGCTTGCCGGTGGCCGCGTTGGCGGTGTCCAGGTCTACGGGCGCCCAGCCGCAGCCGATGTCGAACAGTCTTCCAAGTGCACGCATGATGCCTGCTCTCTCGGTGGCCGCACTGGCCACCGCTGGGCCAGAGCCCCGGGCCGTCAGGCCCGGGGGTCCAGCAGAGGGTTAACTACCGGGTCGCCAGGTTGACGAACGGGCTGAGCGTGGAGCTGTTGTTGTGCGGGGTGATCGCCGAGGACAGCCACGGGCGGCCGTCGACCCGGGAGATGACCCGGTAGGACGTCTTGTCGCTCGTGAACTTGACGTGCTCCGAGGAGTCGACGGTCATCTCCTGCCGGTCACCGATCAGGTACATGCCCAGGTCGACGAACGACAGGTCCCCGACGTCGCCGAGGACAGCCGGCGCCTTCTCGCTCATGATCACCGGGCGGCCGAGCAGGGTGAGCTGCGGGGTGCCGTGTCCGTCGGTGAGCCACACCGCGGAACCGCCGGTGCCCACGCTCAGCGCCATGGTGGCCAGCTCGACGAACGTGTCGGGCGAGGCGATCCACACCGCGCGGGAGATGCTCGACGGGAGCATGCGCGTGTACATCTTGAGCACGTTCTCCCAGACGATGGTGTCGGCCACCTGCCCGGCCTCCTTCGCCACGGTGACCAGGGCCAGGTTGCCGGTGGCGAGCGCACCGAGCGGCTGGCCGACGCCGGAACCGGACAGGAACGCCAGGTCCTCGAAGTACGACACCGCTTCCGGGAACACCTCGCTGATGAACATGCCGAACGCGCCGGCGCCGTCACGCACCAGCTCGTTGGTGACGTGCGCGAGCGCGGTGAGCTTCCACGCCTCGAGCTTCACGCTGCCGAAGGTGGCCTGGCTCTCGGTGAGCTCGGCGCCTTCCTCGGTCCAGTAGGCGACCACGCCGCCGTACACGCTGGACACGTTGGAGGTCGAGTCGATGCTCGGGAAGCGCAGGGTGCTGGAACCCATCGGCACGACCCGGGCGCGCGGGCGCACGATCGCGGTTTCCAGGCTGAGGCGCAGCAGCTCGGCGCGGAACTCCTCCGGCACCAGGAACCCGCCGTCGGAGGGCACCTTCTCCTGATAGGTGTTGAGGATCTCCAGCTTGTCGCGCTGCGCCTTGTTCTGCGGACCCTTGTGCCAGACGGTGGCGAAGAAATCGCCGATGTCGTCGAACTTGCCGTTGAGCGGCGCGCCCTTGGCCCGCTTGTTCTGCATCTTGGAGTACTCGAGGTTGGGGCCGGGCTTCACCTCGGGGAGCGACAGGTCGATGCGGTTGACCGCGTCCTTGCCGTGCTGCTTGAAGAACTCCGTCATGGTCGCCTGCACCTGCTCGTTGACCTGAGCGGTGATGTCGACCCGTTCGGCGTTCTTCGCCTCCACGTACGACTTCAGGGCGTTGGAGAACGACCCGTCGGCGACGGCGGCGGCGTGCTTGTCGGGGGAGTCGAGACCACTCAGGTAGTGGTCCCACTCGCCGGTGGTCTTCGGAAGCGCCGTTGTGGTCACTCGAAGACTCCCTTCATGAGGTTGGCGAACTGCTGCGGGTCCCACCGGGCGGTGGTCTCCGTGGTGCTGGTGATGCTGTTCTCCGGCGCCGCGGACGGCGGCCGGTCGATGCTGTCGGCCAGGCCCTCACGCACGGCGGCCTCGGCCGAGTACCACGTTTCGGCGTTCATCGCCTTGCGCCACTTCTTGACGCCGCCGCCGGCCCGGTCGTCGTAGATCGAGGCGATGTTCTCCGACAGGTCGTCCAGGACCGCGGCGGTGTCGCGCATGTCCTTGGCGTTGCCGACGACCAGGCCCTGCGCCTCATGCACGAACAGCCGGGCCTGCTTGGCCATCACGACGGTGTCGGCGGCCATCACGATGAACGACGCGGCCGACGCGGCCAGCGAGTCGACGTAGGCGGTGACGTGCGCCGGGTGCTGCTTCAGCGCGGTGTAGATGCCGATGCCGTCCCACACCTGCCCGCCCTCGCTGTTCACGTGCAGATCCACCGGCTGGTTGCCCAGCGCGCGCAGGTCGTTGACGAAGTCGGAGGCGCCGACGCCGAACTCCCCGATGCTGTCGTAGATCCACATCTCGGCTTTGGCGGCACTGTTCTCGATCCGGTACCACGAGCCTGTGACATTGCGCGCCGGCTTGGCCCGGGCCTGCAGCGCGCCGGCGAGGTTGCCCAGGGTGGTCAGGTCAACTGTCATCTTCCGGCCTTCCGCTTGACGACCCGGCCGCGGCAGTCGTTGCCGTGCTCCTCGCCGATGCACCCGCGGTAGCCGCCACCGTCGGGATAGTCCTCGTACGCCTCTTTGCGGTTGCGGTACACGTGGCCGTTGTTGGCCCGGCACGGCCCGCAGGTGTCGTCGTCGTTCTCCTCAACGGCCACCCAGTTCCACCGGGCGATGTTCTCCACCGACGCCCACCCGGCGGCGCTGTTCTCCAGCCCGGCCGCCGAGGTGACCACCTGCGCGGTCCAGCGCATGACGGGCAGCCCGACGGTGGCGCACGCGTCCTCGGCGGCGAAACCCGCACCGACCAGAGCCACCGCCCCGTTGACCTTCGCGGTGAGCTCGGACGCGTCGGCCTCCCGGTCGGCCGGGACCGGGTTGCAGTAGTCGAACTCCAGGCCCTGCGCGGTGGTGCCGAACATGGGCAGGAAGTCCGCGTTCAGCGCGCCCTTGATCCGCTCCAGGCGCGGCACCAGCAGCCACCGGGCGAACATGACCTCGGCGGCCTCGGCGTTGGCCCGGTTGACGTCCTCGACGGTGCCGAGCATCGGCTTGGGGTAGCCGAACGCCTCCCGGATCACCTCACGGTCGAGGCGGGACAGCTCCTCGAACTGCATGTCGCGCTGGGTGTACTTGCGGTCCACCCACTTGCCGGCCTCGAGGATGGCGACCCGGTGTGACTGTGCGACGCCGCGGTGCTGCTCGTTCCACCGGTCGCGCAGGGTGCGGAACTCGTCGTCGCCGAGCATGTCCGGCACTTCGATGATGCCGCCCGGCTCCGCGCTGTTCAGGAAGAAGTTGCGGTTCCACTGCGCCGAATACCGCGCGCTGTCGATGTTGGTCAGCACCGTCTGCACGGGGCCTAGGCCGCGGTACGGGTCCCCCGGGTTGGGCATCCGAAGCTGGATGACCTCGTCCGTGTCGAGGGGCACCTGCTCGCCGTCCGGGCTGCGGTAGACGTAGCCGGACAGGAACCGCTTCGGGTCCGGTACGGGGGTGATCCGGTCGGGGCGTACCGGCCACAGTTCCATCGGGGACGCCATGCCCCGCACCCGGCCGATCACCCAGTCGGCCTCGCCGGTCAGGTCCAGGTGCTGCTGGAACGACTCGACGAACTCCTGCCGGGTCATGAACGGGTTGGGCTTGTTCAACACGGTCAGGGCGGCGTGGCGGGTCACCTCCACCCGGTCCTCGTCCTTGCCCGACGGCGCCGAGCGCCACAGCTTCCAGTCCACGGCGGCGGTCGCGTTGGCGGTGCGGTTGACGATCTGGAACAGGGTGCCGTTGGCGCCGTACGCGGCGATCCCGGACAGCGGGTCACCGCCGACGGTCAGCGCCCCGGTCGGGTTGGTGCCGTAGCGGCGGCCGGTGTGCGGGATGGGTGCCTGGTTGCGCAGCAGTGCCCCTCGTAGCCCCATCAGTTGCCCCCTGCGCCGTTCGGGTCGGTGAGGTAGGCCAGGGCCAGCAGGGCCACCCCGGCGGCGCACAGCCCGGCCGGGACGGTCCACAGGAACGCGGCGGTGACCAGTGCGCACAGCCCCAGCAGCACGAGCACGATGGTGCGGACGGCGGCGAGGCGCTCCCAGTTCACATCCACCTCACACGCGGCTTGGCCTTGAGGTCCAGGTGCGCGACCAGATAGCGGGTGGCGTCCATACCGTCGTCCATCTCTTTGATCGGTGCGTCCTTGGCCGGGCGGTCGCCGGTCGGGGGCAGCCACACGTAGCCGCCGATCTCCTCCTCCGAGCAGGTCGGCCGGCCGGCCTCGGCGAGCGCGGAGTCGCGCTCGACCAGGGCGCCGGCGACGTAGAACAGCCGGGGCCTGCCGTCGCCGGCCGGGGTCAGCCGGGCCTTGACCGCCTGGATGCCGTCGGAGACGGTCTTGTGCGCCGGGGTGGTGGGTAGTCCCAGGTGGCGGGTGAGGGTGGCCCGGTCCTCGGCGTCGTGGTCGCAGATGACCGCGCGCGGCTTGGGCTCTTTCCACGTCCCGTCGGCGCGGGTGACGCAGCGCAGGATGGTCCGTACGTGGTCTTCGACGATGCGGCCGGTGTGGAAGATCTCCCGGTAGCGGAAGGCTCGGCCGTCGGGGTCGATCGCCCAGCACTGCAGGACGAACGGGTGGACGTAGCCGAAGTCGACGGTCCAGTAGCGGGTCCAGTCGTGCGGCGGGTCCAGCGGCTTGGGCACCAGGTTGACGGCCGGGTCGTACTCCTCATAGATGACACCCTCCGCGGCCACCCACCGGCCGAAGCGCAGCCGGGCCTTACGCACCCCAGTGAGGTTGTCGAGGCGGCCGAGGTACTCGCGGCCCTCGTCGGTGACAGAACCGTCATCGGAGAACAGCCGCGGGTTGTCCTCGTGCTGCGCGTAGATGATCCGGCAGACGCCGGCGTCGCAGCGCTGCTTCAACCAGTGATCGGGCCGGTCGGGGTTGCAGTCGGCGATCAGCTGCTGGAAGGACACCTTGCCGTTACGCAGCCGGGTGGTCAGCGCCTCCCAGTCGGTGACGTTCAGCTCCGTCGCTTCCTGCACGTAGATCACGTCGTACTCGGAGGACATGATCTTTGACGGCTTGTCCATCCCACCGATGAGGATCTTCGAGCCGTTCTGGTACCGGTACTGGGCGGGCTCCTCGGCGGATCCGCCGTAGTAGTCGACGTGCCCGCGCTCCAGCGACTCGGGAATGACGAACTGTTTCCACGTCGCCAGCGCCGTGCTGGTCAGGGACGCGGCCGTCTTGCGCACGATCAGCCCGCGCATCCCCGGGTTGGCCAGCGCCATGTGGTGCAGCTTCTCCAGGCAGGCCCGGGACTTGCCGGTGCCGGCCGGGCCGGAGAGCAGGATCTCGTTGTCCCGGCCGCGCATCACCTCGAGGGCGGCCCCGCGCGGGGCGTACACGCGTTCGAGCAGGGCGCTCACGTGAGCGCCGCCGGGTCCAGGCCCGTGATGGTGTACGTGACGGAGCCGCCGACCTCGACGACCTGCTTCAGCTGTCCCAGCTCCTCGGCGATCTGGCGCAGCGCCGCGTGTTTGACCCGCAGCAGCTTCTCGTCGTCCTCGCCGGTGATGGTCTCGATGTCGGATTGCAGTTCGGCGACCCGGTTGAACTTGTCGGCGGCCCACAGCGCCGCCCACTTGTCGTCGAGCTGGGTGCGGACGGCGTCGATCTCCCGCTCGTGGCGGTCCCGGAACGCGGACACGGACGGCTGCGTCACCCCGTACTTGACGGCCAACTCAACCTGGGTGGCCTCGCCGGCGGCCAGGTCGCGGATCAGCGCGGTGCGGCGCCAGCCCCGCTCCAACTGCCCCGCCACCGCCATGATCAGCATGATAGCCGGATCTAGCAGATTTCCTATACACCGCTAGACGACGCGCCGCAATACGGGGGCGGGGTACGCGAAAGCCCCGGTCCACGGGGGCGGACCGGGGCTCCCCTGACGCAGCGCAACCAACGCTAGCGAGGCGTACGGTACGCCTCACGCTGCGCCTCGTACATCCGCCGCGCCTGGTAGATCGGGATCCGGCGCGGGTTGTGCTTGTTCCACTGGTAGTTGAACAGCGGTCGCTTGACCACGATGAACAGCGCCTCCATGACCCACAGCCGGATGCGGCCGCAGTCGGCCTGCCACAGCGGCCGGATAGGGCCGACGATCGCCCACGCCCACGGCTGCGACGCCCGGTGCTGGGTGTCGCGGTAGAACAGCGGCGCCGACGTCTTGCCGATGTACGCGGCCCGGTGCACCCGGCCGTTGCGCAGGTCGGTGACGTCGTAGCCGTAGACGGTGCGGCGGCGTTTGCCCCACGGGCTGGTGGACAGGTGGCGCCGTCCCGACGGATACCGGGTCATGAGCGCACCTGCGCCTTCACCTTGATGGGGGCGCCGGCCAGCTTGAGCCGCTCCGTGCGCCAGACGATGGCCTTCTGCACGCCCACGCCCAGCCCGGTGCCGACCACCAGGGCGGACAGGCTGAACGCGAACATCGGGTAGAGCAGGGACAGCGGGACACTGACCGTGCCGATGGTCCGCAGGGTCGCGTACACGTGCCGGGCGTACGGCCGTGGGGGCAGCGCGGTGTCCGGGACACAGAACTCCTTGGTGAGGATCGCACCGGAGAACCAGCGATAGGTGATGGTGACCGCACCGGGCAGGGCGCGGAAGCCCTTACGGACGCAGACGACCAGCAGGGCGAGTAGGCAGAGGGCCACGATGCCGAGGAACTCGAACAGCGCGGGTACGGCGGGCGCGACGCATGGCACGCACATCAGCGCCACCAGCTCGGCTGCTTGAGCGCCAGCCGGGCGACCCGGGCCTCCGCGGCGGTGCGCTCAGCCTCGCGCCGGGCGGCCTCACGCGCCAGCGCCTGCTGGTGGTCCCGGTCGACGACCCAGGCGCAGCCGGCGAGGCAGACGAAGAACCCGGCGCCGAACCAGCCGACCCGGTCGTCGGCCTGGGTGGCCAGGAAGCAGAACAGCGCGGCGGCGGCGGTGGTCAGGATGCTCTGTCGGTAGCGACGTGCCCAGCGCCTGAGTGTGGTGGTGGCGGCCATGGCGGTGTCTCCTCGGGTGGTGGTTACTTACATCTTACATGCCTACAGCTTGTGCGAGGCGGTCGATCGACTTCCGGTCCACCCCGCACAGGTCGGCGATCTCGCGACGCGGCCGGCCCTCGGCCAGCAGGGTCCGCGCCTTGTCCTTGTCCCACGCCTTGCGCGATCTCGAGGACGGGACAGCCGGGACAACGGTCAGGGTCGGGACAGCCGGGACAGGGACACTGGCCGGGACATCGGCCGGTGGGACAGTCGCAGGGACACGGACAGGGCGCGCCCGTGGGACAGGGACAGCCGGGACATCAGCGGGCCTGTCCCGGTGTCCCGCGTGGATGACCACGAACCCGAGCACCATCGCGAGGGGCATGGTCGCGGCCATCAGCCACCAGGGCATCTCAGTCTCGGCGTAGCTGGCCCCGTTGAAGGCGAGGCTCATGACGGCCCCGTACCCGGCGGCGATCCAGCCGGCGGCGGGCGCCCGCTTCAGGTTGCGCAGCCCGACGAAGATCAGCCCGTCCAGGCCGATCGGGTGCAGCGCGGCGATGAACCACGGGTTGCCCTGCGCCTCGGCCACGCTGTAGATGTGCGCCGCCGAGCAGGCGAACGCGGCCAGGGCCACCCCGCCGGCGACCAGCTCGTCCCGGTTCAGCTTCATGCGGCGGGCTCCATCCACTCGTCGAGGTCCTGCTCGCGGTACAGCTTGGCGTTCTGTGCGCCCTCACCGACCGGGCGCGGGAACTCCGCGTCGCGGTCGCGGGCGGTGCGCAGCCGCAGCACCAGGCGCTGGGCGGCCATGTCGTCGTCCGGATACTGCACCTGCGCGTAATCACGCAGGGTGATGTAGACGGGGGTGTCGTCGTCGCCTGCTGTAACAGGCTGCGGGCTGGTAAAAGGAATACCTTCGTGCTGTTGCATCAGCGTCCGCACGTCCAGCATCTGCTCACCCTGCGTAGCCCACTCGATGAGCCGGGCCGCGTGCCGCTTCAGGTCCGGGTAGGCGCCCTGAAACACCGTGGCGTGGCCGGCCACGGCGTAGCCGAACCGGCCCGGCTTGATGCTCATCGCCGGCTTCTTCGCACCTGGTCCCATCACCAGGCGCCACGCACCCACCGGCAGGCGGCCGGCCAGGGCGAACGCCCCGAAGTTGTTCCGGCTGCCGATGTCGGCCTTGGTGACCTCCTGCGCCGCAAGGATCACGTTGATGTTGAACGCGCGGCCCTGCGATGCCAGCCGGTCCAGCGCCGCGAGAGCCGGGGAGCGGTTCGGGGCGCCACGGGGGCGGGTCGCCGCCCAGTGTTCGCGCAGCAGGGTCTGCAGGCTGTTGCGCTCCTCGAGGAGAACCACGATCCGGGGGAACGCGGCGTCGCCGTCGGCCACCGCCACCCCGCCGCGGCGGCGCAGCTCCATGTCCAGCCACAGCACCGTGTCGTGAACCATGGCGGGCTCGCGGCAGTACAGCGCCCGCGGCACCTGCGACAGCCACCGGTGGGACACGTACTTCGGGTCAAGGACAACCACCCCGGCGCCGGCGCGCATGAACTGCGCCACGATCCAGGCCATCAGCTCGGACTTACCCGAGCCTGACCCGCCCCCGATGCCGATGTGCGGACTGTCCTCGCCGAGGTCCCAGGACACCGGGCCGTGCGCGGACTGTCCCAGGTAGGGCGTCTCACTGTCCCAGTGGGCCAGCATCGTGTCCCACGTGACCCGGTCCGGGGGCTGCGGCGGTGTCCACAACTCGACGTGCGGGGCGGCGCCCTCCATGTTCCACCGGGCGTCCAGGGCGTGATGGCCGAGGCGCTCGCGGACCGCGGTCAGCAGGTTGTCGCGGTCGTTGTCGTGTAGGGCGTGCTCGGTGGGTAGCCCGATGGTGCCGACGGCCAGGCGGTCGCGGCCGTGCACCATGCCCGGCGGGATGTCCACGTAGATGCCGTCGCGGGTGCGCAGCGTCGCCCACGCGGCCCGGCGGATGGGCGCGAGCACCTGCCGCTCGTGGCGGTAGTTGCGCACGTAGCGCACGCCCTTGAACGCCCCGTACCCCGCGAGGGGCAGCCAGGCGAGGGTGGGGCCGATCGGGTCCATCCACCAGGGGTCGCTGATGTCGAGCTTCTCCGTGGCCCACACGGCGCCGGTGTAGGGCAGCAGCCCGAAAGCAGGCACCCGGGTAAGTAGCAGCCCACGCTTCCAGCCGGGCCAGTACTGGTACGGGGCGGTGTGCCCGGAGCGGGTGAAGCACTTGGTGCCCGCGCGCCAGAACGTCGCGTCGGTGCGCGCCGTGCCGTCCAGGGGGCGGCAGGTGGCGAACCGGTAGACGAACCCCAGCACCGGGAGGCGCCCGAACAGCACCGGTATCGGATCCTCGGACCCGGCGCGCCAGTTGGTATTGGGGGTGTCGACGTCCAGGAACGAGCCGGTCATGCCTCACCGCCCACCGGCCGGTACTCGCCGATCTGCACGCTCATGGTCAGGGCGTCGGCCTCGGTGTGCATGATCCGGGCGCCGGGCACCAGCTCGACGAGGACGTGCGGCGGGACGGTGACGTACATGCTGCGGGGCTCGCGTGGGTGCTGCTCGGCGACGTGCACCGCGGCGAGGTCGATCAGCTCGGCGAGGGGGCGGGCCTGCTGGGCGGTGGTGGCGTCTACCGGCGGGTCCTGCCAGTCGCACAGGGTGCAGTCGAGCACGATCCGGCCGATCCAGCATCCGACGTTGATCACGGGTCCTCCTGGTGGCGGTCAGGGGCGGGGCGGTCAGGTCTCGCGGCGGGTGAACCTCAGCTTCAGCACCCGGCCCCGGTGGGAGCGCTCGGACTGCATGACCAGGCCGTTGCTGTCGGCGTGCCACTTCGCGGCGACCCGGACCCGGGTGCACTGGCGCATCGCTTCCTCGTCGTCCTCGACCTCGGCGGGGATCAGCCGGCCCTCGTCGTCGATGCTGCCGACCCACAGCTGCCACACCCCGAGTTGGATCTTGTCCCACTCGTACACCGACCGGACCCGTCCGCTCTCGCGTGGCACCTCATCAGCGGGAAGGGGGGCAGGTGTGATAGTCATACTCCACACCATACCCCCCTCCCCTATGCCCCTCCGCCCTATATGGCGAAGTACCACGTCGGCGTGGCGCAGGCCCGGTGCGGCAGCGGCTCACCCAGGGCGATCAGCTCGGGCACCACCACCGGCCACATCCGGCCGTCGTCGCGCGGGTACCAGCCCAGGATGGCGTAGGCGCGCCCGTTGCCGTCGTGGCAGCGCACCGGCCCGTCGCCCACCGTCTCCAGGTCGCTGCTCACGCCGCCAGCTCCAGATCCGGCGGCAGCGCCTTCTCGCACGCCGCGGCGACCGTGGCGAGCAGGTCGGCGCGGACCTTGGCGTACACCGGCGGGAGGTACACCTCGAGGACACGCCCCAGGTGCTTCTGGCAGAGCAGGACGTCGGCTTCCTGGTCGACGGCCTCACCCGTGCACAACCCCGCACCGACACTGACGTAGCGGCAGGTACGCGGTTTGCGGGCCAGCTTGGCGGCGTGCCGGGCTTCCAGGCCTTTCGCCCGGCGGGCCAGCCGGACAGCCTCAGGTTCGGCCGGCGGGATCTCGAAGGTGAGCGGGTTGGGGCGTGCGGAGCGGGTCATGGCGGTTTCCCTGTCGTGTGGTGGCGGATAGCCGGAGCTATAAATCCTGCTGATACGTGAACGGCCTTACATCAGTGCAGCGCATACCGGCCTAGATCGGTACCCCTACCTCGGTGCTGGGCTGCCTGACGTCCAGCGGCACGATGTCGTACGCGGTGCCGTCGCAGCCCTCGACGACCCGGGCGGTGGCTTCTCCGTCGAGCCAGACGATCGGCACCAGTTCGTCATAGGTGTCGCGGATCTGCCAGGCGACGATGTGCCCCCACTCGGTGTAGCCCGTCCAGGTGCCGGCGTCCTGGTCCCGGACGGTGCAGGTGATCTTGACGTTGATGGCCGGTGACTGCGGGATGACGTTCATTGCTCTTTCCCCTCTTCCTCTCGCTGCGTAGGGGGGACAGGGGGGACGTCCCCCCTCCGTTTCGACTCACGCTGAGAAAGCCTCTACGTGAGTCACCCCTCTTTACATTTACACTTACCTATATTCCCTGGTCGGAGGCTTGTCGTTGATCTCCGGCCGTGTTAGGGAACCCTTACCGTTTTTCTCCCCGTGTCCGGGAGGTGGGGGGACATGTCCCCCCGTCCCCCCGTCACGCTGGGCGACTTGTGCCCGGTCGCAAGATCCTGTTCTCGGGGTCCGCGTCCACCCACCCGACCGTGCGGGCATGGGCAAGAGCGGCATCGAAGAGACGCTTGTCCCGGCCGATGTTCTTCTTGTACGGCGCCCGGATGACCTCGCCCTCCTCGGCGACCTTGTGGGCGATGCACCGGGCCACCCGCTCGATGTCCGAGGACACCTCGAGCTGCACCAGCTGCACCGCGCGCGCCTCGTCGGTGCGCTTCTCCAACCGCCGGTCCTCGTCCTCGCGCGCCTTGCGGCTGCGGAACTCCAGCAGGCTGTCGCGGATCGCCGACGAGGTGGCCCACAGCATCGCGGCCAGGCCCCAGTCCTCGCGGGTCACGGCCAGCCGCCCGTCGATCAGGCAGAGCAGGGCGGCCAGCTTGCAGCGCATCAGCGGCTCGTGCGAGTCCAGTTCGTTGACCTGCACGGTGCCGTGGTGCTTGTCGACGGTGTGCTGCCGTAGCGAGCGGCGGATCTCCGCGGGGAAGCTGATGACACCCGACTCGGGCATGGCCGGCAGGTCGATCTGGCCGGGCCACGCGTAGTCGTCCTCGGGCATCTCGGTGTCCTGCGCGCCGAACCAGAGCAGCCGTTGCGGGGTGCCGGGGCCGATGTCGGACAGGATCTCCACGGCCACGTCCGGCTGGAACCCGATCAGCACGCCCATGGAGTAGGTCCCACCCTTGACCAGCCGGGTGGTCTCGTCGCGGGCGTTGGCCTGCCCCAGGGTGACCCCGTTCCACGCCGACCGGATGGCAGGGCCGAGAGTCGCCCCCTGCCGCTCCTTCATCAGCTTGTTGATGGTCTCGCCCTCGTCGACGTAGAAGAACGCGTTGTGCCGCACCTGCATCCGCACCCGCTCCTCGACGGGCTCGCCCTTGCGGTTGATCTCCCCGGTGTCGCGGACCTTGGTGCCCATGTAGACCTCGGCCAGGCCCTCGCCGGTGCCGATGCCGACGCCGTCCTTGAACACGGTCGGGTCCTGCAGGTGCTCGGGCACCTCGATCAGTTGCTCGGCGGTGGCCGCGGCCGCGGACTTGCCGATGCCGGACGGGGCGAGCAGGCAGGCGAACAGGTTGCACGAGCCGTTCGGTCCGCGACCGGAGTCGAACTTCAGCCCGTGCGGGACCATCGCGGCGACCCGGGTCAGCACCGCGGCGAACACCGCGTCGGGGTGCGTCTGGGTGGCCCAGGCGGCCTGACGGATCCGCTTGAACACCTCGCGGGTGTCCCAGAACTGCACGGGCAGCCGGCGGATGGCCACTGCGCGCGCCTCGGGTGAGGCGACGTGCTCGGGCTCGGCGGTGATCTCCGGACCGACGTCGAGCAGGTCGCCGTTCTCGTCGGTCAGCCCGTCCCAGTCGTTGCCGTCCGGAACGTGCGCGTCTTCGCGGGTCACGCTGCCACCTCTTCGTTCATGTAGGTCGAGGGGAGCGGCAGCCCACCCTGGAAGTCGCTCACCCGGTCGAGGCGCGCCACGGCGTCGGCCTTGGCCCGGTAGGCGGCCTGGTCGTACCAGCGGCCCATGACCTGAACGGACGGCCGGGCCTGCAGCGCGGTCCATTCGTCGCGCTCTTCGGCCTCGCGCGCCTCGTAGCCCCAGCGCTGCGCGGTGCCCATCAGGTAGGCCACCTGATCGCGGGTGAACGTCGCGGCGGGATCGGCCAGCATCGACACCAGCCGGTCCGTGGCGGTTCCCGTGGAGGCGGGAAGGGAGGTAGAATCAGTGGTGGGCGGCATTGACAGTGCCTCTTTCCCCTGTAAGGAACGTGCTGGGAGCGGAAAGCCGGGAACTCTTGGTCGGGTGGCCCGGCTTTTTGCTGTTCACGTGCCTGTCGCGGTCGGTGGAGTGATCTCGTAGCCCTCGGCGATCAGCAGCGTCTCGGCGGCCTGAATCCTGCGCTCGCGCGCCTTGGCCTTGCGGGCTGCGACGGCGGCCGAGGTGTCCGTGTTCCGAGTGCCCTTGAATCCCGGGGTGCGTCCCCGACGGCTTTCGGTCTTCGTGGTGGCCATGGATCAAGTATGCCCGCAGTCGGGCCGCAATGCAATAGTCAATGATCGTGGATCACGTCACTGGCCTGCACTTTCGTGCCCACATCACTCCCCGTAACCGTCCTATGACGCACAGCAGGAAGGCCCGGCCGCCACCACACGGTCCCGGGCCTTCCTGCCCCCTTGCGGGGTCTTTACAGCGGCCGCTCGAAGATCAGTTCGAACGCGCTGGAGAACTGCGATGACGCGTTCGCGTTGATCGCACCCGCCGAGTCCTGCCGCACGATCAGCTCCACGTAGTCGGTGCTGCCGTTCATGCTCACCAGCGCCTGACAGCTGGCCGCGAACGCGTTACCCGTGCCGATGGTCGACGGCGTGCCGGAGGTCGTCACCGTGTGCCCCGCCGCGCCACCGAACCGGGCCGCCGGCGCCAGGTTCGAGCTGCCATTCTTGCGGATGTTGCAGTCCATCGTCGTGCAGGACGACAGGGTGGCGGTGAAGTACGTACCCCGGGCGTCGTAGTACCCGGCCACCGTCGGAGTGATCCGGGTGTTGTTGGATGCCGGGTCGTGGAACCCGTGCGTGTCGATGTCGTCGGCGCCGGCGAACTGGATGGCGGTCTGCGTGTTGTCCGGGATCGACTGGGTGCCGTTGACGACCAGGCGCACCAGCGGCTTGCTGGTGGTGTAGTCGGCGATGCCCGTGATGTCGGCGCTCTCGACCGGATCCCCTGCAGCAACCATTACAGCCCCCAATAGACAGGTCGGTACAGCCGCACCCGCGCGCCGGCGGTCTGCGCCTTGCTGATGCCGTTGACCGCCCGGGTGACGGTGAACGTCTGCGGCGAGCTCGCGCCGCTGATGGTGGACACGGTCATCTGCTCACCGGCCACCATGATGTCGAACGGGAAGCTACCCGCGTCGGTCGTCCACAGGTCCGCGGTGAACGGTGTCGAGGAGTTGGCCGCCACCGACAGCGACGTCGCCGACGAGGTCACCCCGGCGCTCAGCGTCGAGGTGCCGTGGTCGTAGCGCGACGTCCCGGCCTCGGTGGTGTAGTCGTAGCGGCCGGTGTTGTAGATCGTCGCCGGGGTCGTGTTGTACGTGATGGTCCACAGGTACCGGCCCAGCTCCTCGCTGTAACCCTGCACCAGCAGCAGCACGTCGTCGGGGGGCAGCCACGCGGGCAGGTCCACCAGCGCCGCGGTCATGCCCACGTCGAGGGCCATCGCCTGCGCGGTCAGCGTGGCCGAGGCGGTGAACACGGAGCGGTGCAGCCCGACGGCCAGGTTCGGGTAGCGGGCCTCGTCGGTCGACCCGCGGTTCGCGATCCATGAGGCGACCTCGGCGCAGCGCGAGTCCAGCTCGAGGTTCAGGGTCAGGTCGGTGTCGTACCGGCCGATGCCGGACGGCGGGTCCAGCACGCTCATGGCCCCGGATTCGATCTCGCGGCGGCCGGACCCGGCCTGCGCCCGGCGCACCGTCACGTCGTTGGCGACGCCCTGGTCGTCCTCGGTGGGCACCGGCACCTCGGACAGGTGCTTGGCGTCGTAGTCCAGGTCGATGTCGCGGCGGTGCTCGAGCGCGGTGCGGGTCCAGTACTGCAGGCCGAGGAAGTCGCGGCCCTCGGCCAGGATGCCCAGGTCCGCATCGGCGGCGTCGTACATCAGGTCCATGTACGTGCTCACGGTCTGATAGCCGAGCGTCTCGGTGTCGTCGGGGTCACCGACCACCTCGAGGGCCACCCCGTTCTCGTCGGACAGCCGGGCCATCCGGGCGCCGGCGGTCTCCCCCAGGTAGGCGTTCCCGGCCTGCGCCAGGGCGGTGGTGACGAAGTCCTCATCGGTGGTGGAGGTGTGCACGTGGCCGATCTGCGCGTCCACGAAGCTCGCCGACCCGGCCGTGCTGATGACCACCTGCGAGATCCGCCCCGGGCTGCCGGCGAAGGTGTTCGGCCCGATCCCGACGAACGACTCGGCGGCGACGTTCGACCAGCGGGCCGAGTACGACACGTTGCCCCCGGACGTCTCCATGATCAGGTTCATGGCGAGCCACTGCCCGTTCGGGGTGTACGACACCCCGCCGAACGAGCCGAACAGCACCGACTGGGTGTCCAGCACGGTCAGGGTCGCGTCGAGGAACTCGAACACGAACCCCAGCGCACCCACCTTGATGTTGACCTTGCGGGCGGTGCCGGTGGTGGTCAGCGTGCAGAACGTCGAGTCCGACGCGGGCAGCGCGGCCAGCTTGAAATACATGGTGAAGTAGTTGGTGGCGGTCGCCGCGGTCGTCTTGGGGGTGCCGATGAACCGGCTGGTGGTGGCGCCCAGCGTGGTCACCTGCTCGGCGCCGGGCAGCGTCGAGGCGCCGCCGGGGGTCAGCGAGGTCGCTACGGCGTCGCGGGCACCGGACACGGCGCTGGCCGCGGCGGTGGCGCTCGCCCCGTCCTCGAGGGGCCAGTACCCGGTGAGGGTGGAGCGCTGCGACAACGCCCGGTAGATCGGTGAGCGGACCGGGGAGGCGCCCTGGGTCAGCCGGCGGATCACCCCTGAGGCGGTGCCGGTGATGTACACGTCCCGGCCGGACGGATCCCAGCGCTGCGGCAGGCTGGACAGCTCACCCCAGAACCGGCACCGATCGGAGGTGACCCGCGCGCCCGTACCTACGGTCCAGGTCTTGCCGGTGGAGTCGGCGAACGACGTCGCCCCGAACGACTGGGCGGTGAAGTCCGGGTTGGCGACGGTGCTGCCACCGATCGACGACAGCACCCGCAGCTTGTGGAACCGGCCCTGAAACGCCATGCCGTTGGAGAACACGGTGGCGTCGTCGTCGGCCTGCCCGGCGGTCAGCACCGCGCTGGACGAGAAGATAGACGTCACGCCCGCGGTCGTCACGGTGGTGCCCAGCTGGGTGTACGTGCCGTCGATGCTCGAGGCGGTGTAGAACGCCACGTCGTGACCGGCCGCCCCGTTGTTCACGTCCAGGGTGACCTTGACGCTGATCCGGCCGGCCGTCGCGGGCACGGCGGCGGTGGAGGTGCGGGTGACCCGGGTCGCGAGGGTGCCGGCGGTCGTCCAGGAGAACAGCAGCTTGCCGTCGGGGGCGATGTACAGCACCCATGACCGCTGCTCCCCGGTGAGCTTGTACTTGCCGGCGATGATCTGATACAGCGGCGGTCGCCAGCTGTAGGGCTGAATGTCGGCGCGGACCTCGATGTCGCCGACAATGTCGAGCGCCGCCGTGTCCGGGGTGCTGGCGCGGGCGGTGAGGGTCTCGGAGAAGTCGTGCGGCAGCCGCAGATACGTATCGCCGGTCCCGGCCAGGACCCGCACCTGCGTGTTGCGGGGCAGCAGCCCGTAGTAGATCGACGACGGGTTCCGGTTGGAGAGCAGCCCGTCGCGGTTGTTCAGGATCAGTGACGCCGACTGCGCCGCGACCCGGGACTGCTCGTTGGAACGCCCTCGGCTGATCCGGATACCCGGCTGGCCACCCTCCGCGCGCACGCGCGAGGACAGGTCCGTCCACGTCCCGTTGATCAGGAACTCGGTGACCGGGTTACCGGTGGCAGGGAATCCCATCAGGTCCCCAGCACCGTCTGCACGTTGCCACCCTGCGCCCGGATCCCGCCGCGCAGCGCCTCCATGATCGACCGGGTGAACTGCGCCTCAGCGTCACGGGCGAACCGCAGGGTCACCTCCACCTTGCCGCCCCCGCCGGCCGCCATGCGCATACTGTCCGGGTTGGAGTGCACCTGCGTGCCAGGCGGCAGGTCGAGCAACTCCGGGCCGCGCTCACCGACCCAGGTCCGGCCGTTGCGGGCACCACCGGCCGCGGCCGCGCCGACCAGCCCACCGGACGCCCGGGCGCCGGTGACGGAGTTACCGCCGTAGCTGATGTTCTCCTTGCGGGTCACCAGATACGTCTGACGGAAGGTGCCCTCCCAGGCGTGCGCGGCCGCTGATGCGTCGCGCAGGGACGCCTCGAGGCGGTCCATCTGGCCTTTGGTCAGTCCGGCGTTGCGTAGCGCGGTGCGCATGGCCGGGGTCAGCTTGCCGTTGAACCCGCCGGCGGCCGCGCCCACCTTGCTGTTGAGCCCGAACGCGGCCTGCCCCAGTTCGGCCATGGCTTCCTTGGCCTCCCGGGAGCGGGGGCCGTGCTTCTTCAGCGCGTCGTTGTAGTTGGCCTGCGCCCTGGCCACGTCCCGCTGGCCCTTGATCATGGCGAACAGCGGGTCGGTCTGCGCCTGCATCTCGTCGGCGAGGCTCTTGAGTGCGCTCTCCTGCTCCTTGGTCGCCGACGTCGACGCGTCCTGCGCGTCCTTCAGTTTCTGCAGATAGGCGTTGTAGTCGTTGGCCTCGCCGGCGGCCCCGATCAGGCCCTGCCGGTACAGCTCGGCGGCCTCGCTGCCTTTCTTGTAGCCGTCCGCGGTGAGGTCCAGCCACGTCGAATGGTCCTCGAGGGCGTACCGCTGTTTGTCGATGCTGTCGTCGAGGTCGTCGGTGGCACCTTTGGTCTCGGCCAGCCAGTTGACCAGCGTGCCCAGCACCGTCACGGTGTTGGTCAGTGACCGGCCCAGGTCGTCGACCGACGAGGCAGCCTCGTCGCCGTTGTCGGCCAGGGAGTCGAACACGTTGGAGACAGCCGTGCCGATGTTGTCGAACAGGCGCCCGAATGACTCGAAGACCGGCGAAGCGCCGGCCACCAGATTCCGGATCGACCTGATGATTTTCGTGCCGCCGGACAGGACACCATCCAGCAGCGGATCGACGAACTTGGAACTGTCATCGAAGATGGACTTGATGTCGGGGAGCACGCCCCGAAATGCCGTCTTGACCTTCGCTATGGAATTGAGCGCCACCGGCACATACGACGACGCGGCCTCTTTCAGGTCGGCGCCGACAGACTCTTTCAGCTCCGCGCCTGCGGCCTTGACTGCCGGGTCTTTCGCGGCCAGCATCAGCCCGCCGATGATGCCGGCCCCGCCGGCCCCGCCCATCACCCCGGCCGCG